TGTTGCTCGAACCGGCTTGAAACTGCAGTTTGCACAACCGCTTCCGGAAATCAGACGGCACTGTCACGTACGTGCCCCCGCGCTCCACGAGAACGACGGACAGGTAACTGGGCAGAATGCCGGGTGGGTGGGCTGGAGATGATGCATCGTTGTTGTAACATGCGAGCTTGATCTTGATCCTGAACCACCGCTTGCCCGCCTCCACAATGGACGCGGCCACTTTGTTGCAGTCATCAAGGGTGTGGAAGCCGTCAATGCCGTCGTCAGCCGTGTAGACGGATACGACGCGTTTGTCGACCTCTGAAACCTTGCAGTCTAGGATCTTGGAAAACAGGAACAAGGACATGATCCTGTGGACGAACTCGTTGTTCAAGCTGGTCAGATACACACCACTGGGGTTTGTACCATTCAGCTGCACGATCTTTCCATTCGGGAGGGTGTAGTAGCCGTGGGTGATAGCCTCGGCCAGAAACTCCGCAACCTTCTTGGGCATCTGGGTGCGACGGAAAAGGATGAGAATCACGCGCTTCAAAATGGTGCGTGAATGCTTCTTGTCAAACTTGGAGAAGTCAATCCCAAGCGTGTATAGAGCCATCATCCGTGCGAGCACTTTCTTCGCATGCTGCTCCTCGGTGGTCTTGAGGTACACGTAAGGCAGATTCTCTTTGAGGGTGCCCTCGATGGGTCCCATGTACTTGCGTATCAGGGCCGTGGTCATAAAATCGAACGTCTGAATGGTGCGGTACCGCTCTTCTTGGATCTTGGCTTCCACGTAACAATCTGATTTGGGGAAAACCCCAGAAAAGTGTGGTACGAGTTCCGGATCGTTGATGATCACCGCTTCATACTCGTTCAGGTAGTTGACCAACTCGTCCTCATGGGTGCCACTCGACTTGAGCAGGTTGATAACGTCACCGAATGTGCCATGGGCGTTAGCCCAGGGTAACCCGGTTGCGGAATCTTCCTTCTTAGCCAGAATGGCATCCAACGGATCCATCGGTGTGTTGTCAACACCCTCGAGAACGTCGTTGATCTCCTTCTCCAGGTAGTCCATGACCTCATCGAAAATGGGGTCGGACTCGCAAGGGTGAGGGTCACAACAAACCTCGCTGGTCAGTTGCTCTTCCATGTGTTCGTTGCAGCCTCTGGTCAACACGTGCGTGCGCTTGTCATGAAAATGGCCGTTGACGGTCACTTTCGGTTTCTGGGCGTACGTCTCCTGCCTGGTCTTAGAGTTGCCGTGACCGTGGACTCGCCCGATCTCGGCTCTCACAGCCCATAGCTTGGAGATGTCATTGATGTCTCTCTGAGCAGCTGCGGCGACCCGCTCCAAGTAGTCAGAATCTCTCTCTGGGATGTACTCGTCAACGATGACCTTGGGGTAGGTCGGACCGCTGCCGTTTTGCGGGCAGGCGATATCGTCAATCGAGCCGTGGTCCCCGTCCTGGAGGAACGCACGGATCATCTTCCTGTAGTTCTTGATGTCAAGTTTGCCAATGGGCACAGCGACATTGCCTCGGTTTCCGCTCATGGAGCCCCAGTGCACGAGTGTCACCTCGTTCTTGCGGCCTTGGACGTACCCG